TTTTACTAAAAGTTTTTTGATAGTCTAATAAACCTTTAACAGTTTTTCTTTTTCTCATTTCAGGAGACATTGCATCTAACTCTTTTTTAGAATACATTGTCTTTGTTGTTATTTTTGGTTTATCTTGTTTAGCAACTAATTTATCTGCAAAACTTTTATTAGGTCCTCCAAAGTCACCCTTGTTAATTTTAAGAATTTGTTTCTTAATATTTCTTTCAGTTGCAAGTGTACCTTTTAATTTATCTCCTATACTTAAAGTTTTTCTTTTAGGAAACTTTTTAATTTCTTGTGAAGCAGGAACTGCAAGTTCTGTTACTTTAGCTTTACCTTGAGGAGTCTTAACTGTTTTAGTTCCTCGTAAAACATTTTCTCTAAACTCTTTTGCTATTTGAGAAGCAGTAAGTCTTGGAGGTATATCACCTCTTATAACATCTAACTCTTCTGTTTTATTTTTAAAGAAACCTTTAGGAAGAACTTTTAATTGAGCCATTCTTCTCATTCTTCTAGCTTCTTTACTCATCTTTGGAAGAGGTGCGGCATCTGTTCTTTCCATAAGATTAGGATTACCATACCTGCGAGTAACAGGACTTACTCTTCCTTCTTTTATAATCTGAGCAGGAGACTTTCCTTTACCTTTAGGACTAATAGATTGAACTCTATCAGACAATCTAACTGTTGCTCCCTTCTCACCCATACCTTCAGTATCTTTTCTTTGACCTTTTAACTTTTTTGAAGCATCAGATATTAAGGCTTTTCTTTCCATTTTTTGTTTATCAGTAAGACCTGTTAAATCTTTTTTCTTTGCCTTACCTCTTGTAACCATGTAAAAAGCTTTTTTAGGTGTATCTTGATGACCCTTACCATCAGGAGACCTTTTTAAAACATTATTAATGCTTATTCTATTCTGACCTTTAGCTTTAGCTTCTTTAAACTTTTTAGCATATATAGCTCTAAATTCAGAACTACCTTCTTTAATACCTTTTGGTTTAGGAGCTTTAACTTTTTTTTCAGTTTTTGATAAGGCTTTAATACCTGCCTTAACACCTTTTACTAATTTGGCTACCATAATATTCTCCTAGTAAAGTCTGTTAGGTGTTGCAGGTCCTGACTTCATACCTACTTTACCACCACCACTAAATTTTTTAGTTTTACCACCTTTAGGTATAACTTCAAATCCAAATGTTACACCACTAGTTTTCTTTTTAGGTCTTGGCTTTGGCATTGCAGTAGGTTTAGATACAGGTTTTTTTGTAGGTTTAGACATAGGTTGTGATTGTAATTGAGACTTTTTACCTTTTAAAGCTTCTGCACCTGCACCTATTGCTATAACACTTCCTGCACCCTTACCAAAAGACTTTGCTTTTTCTCGTCTTGTAGTTCTTTGTTGTTTTTGAGCTTTCTTTATTTTTGTTTGATTAGCACTTGGCTTACCAAATATTGAAATTGTATTACCCTTAGAATCCTTTTTATTTACTTTTTTCTTTACTGCATCACCAACTTTTTTAATAGTTTTTAATGCACCACCTACAAACTTTTTAGTCATTTTTCCTTTTATAGGCATACCAATAACTTTACCTGTCATTCCTTTAGGTGGTAGCATATCTAAAACTTCAGAAGGTGATAATCCTTTATAAAGTTTTGGATTTTTTCTTATTGCTGCTTCAACTCTTGCGGCATCATTTTTATTCATTGATTTAGAAGGCATAGATTTTCTCATCAATTCCATTGCCATTTTTGCTGCTTTAGTCATTGCCATTGTTATAAACTCCCTTGTAAAATAGCATTATCTCCCCCTGCAGGATTTGCAGGTGACTGCATATCGTCTCTTCTAGTTCTTCTTGCTTGGTTACGAAGAGCAAGAACATCTTCTTTATATCTTGATTCATATACAGCGATTGCTTCATAGTTTTTCATAAATAGTAATGCTTCTACCATAGATGCATTATATAAAGCATTATAACAAAAGTCTGAAAAATAATTTGTATCAGATGCAGAACTTAAAGTTACAGGTCTTGATATATGAGCAACTATTCCATCTACAGTTGATACAGGAGTTGGTGCAATAAGTATAGTTGTATTATTTCTTCTTGCATAATACTCAGGAGTTCCTGTACTTGCACTAACAGACCAATAATCATTTATAAACTCATCAGTTCTTTGAACTAAATTTATTTTTGTTCCTGCATTATTTATATTTACATTTTTTATTATACGAGTTCCTGAAGGAAGTATAATAGTATTTTTACCACTAGAAACTGCTACAGATGTATAAGTAACCAAACCATAATCATCTAAATCTGTAGTTAATCTTAACTCTGCTCTATTAACAAATTTAGGTATAGCATTAGCAAAGTCAGAGTTATCATTCTCTGTGCTTTCAATTATATCATTTACTAAGTAAGTGTAATTAGCCATAAAAAACTGTCACAGTACTTGCTGATGTAGGTGCAGAAACTTTAACAGGTCCTATCATTCTTATACCATTATCAGGTATATAAATATCTCCTGCATCTACATTAGTAGTTCCAACAAACTTTATATTACTTCCTGAAGTACTTCCATTTTCATCTGTTTGACTTCCTGTAATAAGAAATGTTCCAACACCACTATAGTAAATACTTCTTACTCTTGTATCAGCAACTGTTACACTTGAAAGAGTATCTAATACTGCTCCACTACCTGTAACTGCTCCTGTTCTTATATTCGTTCCCATATAATTCTCCTTAATATATTTATTATACAAAAAAATAGGGAAGGATGCAAAGACTATCCCTCCCTTTTTTTCTAAATCAATAACCTACAGTTATCTATTAGGATGAACCTGAAGCTCCATAGTAACTTCTCCAGTCAGAAAATCCAAAGCTATATCTTTCTCTAGCTTTAAATCTTACGTTGCCTGTATCGAAGTCTGGCTCCATTTTAGTCTGCAGAGGTGAACGTACAAACATTTTAGCTCCATTAGGACAATCAGTCTTCAAGAACCATGCATTAGTATCAGTAAACCTTCTATTTACGAAGAATCCACCCGGAACCATGCCCTGATTTCTGATTGAGTTAATGTCGTTAACATTTGTTGCACCATTTGCAGCAGTAGTTGGATTAACCCCAATAGTAGTTGACATTGTACTATTCAGAATTTGGTCTGCAGTAAATGCCAAGTCTGAAGGTATATGCAATGACTGAGTCTGAAGACCTATCAATATACCTCTATCATCTTTTGCTTTAGAAATAGTAATCAATGCAGATTCTAAAGAAGCTTCTGACAAGTCAGTTGCACCTAAAGTATTTGATTGGTTACCATCACCTATTGTAGGATGAGATGCAGAAAATAACTGCTGACCATCACCACCTGCAAAAGCTGAATTAAAACCATTATTGAACACATCTGCAGCTTTAACCTGCTTAGTATTAGCCATTGCTCTTGCTAATCCTTTTGCTCTTAATTTTGCAAATGTATCATATAAATTATCTTCCATTGCTTCTTCAGTAACTGCGAAAGCTAATGCAATAGTTTCGTGA